GGAGCTTTTATCGAAGCTGGGCGCTGAATGCATCGTTGGAAGAGAGCTTCACGAAGACGGCGGAACTCATTACCATGCTTTTTTCATGTTCAATTCCGAATTCCGTACGAGGAACCCCCGAGCATTTGATATCGACGAGTATCATCCAAACATTCTCAGAGGCCGCAAGACACCTGAGCAAATGTACGATTATGCTACAAAAGACGGGGAAATCGTGGCAGGAGGTCTTGAACGACCGCAACCAAGGAATTCATCTACGACCGATTCTGATTCCTTCTGGGGAAATGTCTTCGCTGCTGAGACAAGAGAGGAGACTTTACGAGTCGCTAGAGAATCTAGTGTCAGTCTCTTCGGGAGATATTTTTTCCAGGTACGCGCTATTGCAGAGAGCAAGGCCGTGCAAAATCCTCTTGATTACGTCAGTGATCCAGAACTGGCATGGGACCTTCGATCTTATCCGGAACTCACTGATTGGTGTGAGACTTATCTGGGAAGACGTGGAGGCAGGTGTGTATCCCCTTTCTTAACATCCCCTCCTTCGCAAGCTCAGGGGGGCCCACCTGTCTGATAAATGCCATATTTTTATTTGGCAGGAGCTCGATCTCTTGTGCACGGCCCCCCGTCGGGCCACTCGCTTCGCTCAAACAATGGCCCCGACACGGAATGGGGGGCCGTGCCCGCAGTGGTATTCCAATTCACTGATTATCTGATGATCTGATTGCTGACTAAGCAGACCTAAATCTCTTATCTTAGTGGGTCCATCCAGAACCGGCAAGACGTCTTGGGCTAGGAGTCTAGGCCGCCACTTTTACTTTGGAGGTAATTTTAACATGGATCAGTTGTCGTATGATGAGGAGACGGTCAAATATGCAGTGTTTGACGACATTCATTCGTTGAAGTTTTTCCCAATGTGGAAGTTTTGGATGGGAGCACAGGAGACATTCACGGTTACGGACAAGTATAAGGGAAAGATGACTTTCAATTGGGGCAGACCAATCATCTGGTGCAACAACAAGGATCCGAGAGCGGACCCTGATGCTGACGCCGAATGGATTGATGCAAATTGTATGGTAGTCTATGTACCGGAGGACCGAGAACTTATTTCTCGTGCCAGAACAGAGTAGCCTGAGGCATAAATGAGAGTTGATCCGTAGCAGTTGCCCCACCACCTGACTGAAAGATATCCACCACGTAGTAATCACCCATACCAATGCGGCCTTGCGTTGCATAGACAGCACCGGAGGTATCACCACCTGATTCCTCCTCTTGATAGAGTAGCGTTTTATTCATAGGGTGCCAGCGATTGAAAACCTGCAGAACACCCGAGGCATTTCCTGATTGGAGGGAAATAGTCTTATCGTAATGAACCGTGATAAGCCGACGATTAGTCCTAGCCGACATTAAGTCGAGCCAGTCCTTGTTTTGGCCACCGTCAAAAAGTTCAGTGGCCAGATAACCAGTAGGAACCTGATTAACAGTTCGAGTGTAACCATTACTGGTAAAGTAATACGGGGCAAAGGTAGTGCTGACAGGGTAGAAACTACCCTTCTTGCTAAAGCATATGCGGCGCCATTGCCACGGAGCGCCTGAGCTAGTCTGAATTTCGATTCTCTCCTTCAGTCCACGCATGTAGGTACGGGAGTCGTTTCGATCCGTCTCTTCGGGAGACGTAGTAGAAGACCTGGCGGTTGCACACCAGAGAAAAGAATATACATTCTTAGTGGTACCAGTATAAGCCTGGAGAAGAGCAGCATCGGCTGTGTAGGTAGTATTCCCATCATTACGGGGGATAACGACATTAGTGTATGACGCCATAATGTCTCGTTTCTTGGTGGTGGTAATGTTGAGGACACGACGCGTGGACATTACGCGTCTCTTGCGATACGTGCGACGATAGGTGGGGCGAGAGCGACGAGTAGAGTAAGTTTTGCGAGGTGCATAACGACGGGTAGACCTCCGGGTCCTTCGATAGGTGGGGCGACGATAAGCCATTGGGAAAAGTGGATGGACACAAGAGATCGGGGGATAAGGGGTACTTATATCCTAACACCGGTCGGAGTTAGGAGTTAAGCGGAGTTAACCTGTTTATATAAGCTGACAGTGACAGGACGAGTTGTGTAGAATCTTATACACAACTCTTCACTGTCACATCACATGACATTTCGCTTCGCTGCACGCTATGGACTCCTCACTTACAGTCAATCCCCGGGTCTTGATCCATTCCGAATTGTGGAGCTTTTATCGAAGCTGGGCGCTGAATGCATCGTTGGAAGAGAGCTTCACGAAGACGGCGGAACTC